ACAAACCCACATCTGTTACAGGTAAGTCGGAATTCATAGTTATGGATATTTTCCCGATCATGTCCCTCATATCCCGGATACCCAGTAAATGGACCGATATAATCAAGCATAACAAGAGTGCCTAAATCACACTCCTCAGCAGTTTTCGGCTCAGACCCCACCTCAACAATATTCGTCAAATACATGTACATATCCGTATCGCCACACGACAAACATTTTTCATTCGTAGACGACTCATTGAGAAAACGCGCAAAATTATCGAGCGTTGCCATTCTTTTAAGTTCATCTATATCAAACTTCACTCTTAAGCACCTCCTAGTGGATTAAACCTCACCGCATCCTGCAGGTAATCCGGCGCAAGATGGGCATAAATCATCGTTGTCTGAATCTTTGCGTGCCCCAGAATTTTCTGGAGCGTCAGAATATTGCCGCCGTTCATCATGAAATGACTGGCGAAGGTGTGGCGCAGCGCATGAACAGCCTGGCCGTCAGGAACATCAGGTGCGACCGTTTTGATGACATCGCGAACCAATGAATAATCCAGCGTCGGAAACACCAGTTTCCCGCCCCGTTTTTTGATCTTTTCAAACAGGCTTTCAGAAATAGGAACGGTACGGTTTTTGCTGTTCTTCGTTTTTGAAAAAGTGATTCGACAATGAAGAACACGGCGCTGCTCCAGTGCCGCTACCTCGCCCCATCGCGCCCCGGTCGACAGAAGGATTTCGACAGCCAGCCGTTCATCGGGATTTTCAGCCAGTGCATCCAGCAACTGAACACATTCAGACTTACTCAGGTATCCCATTTCGCGCTCGTTAACCTTCATTCCTTTAAGGCCTTGAACGGGGTTATCGTTAAGAAAATGGCCGGATGAGATGAGTGCGGTAAACATCGCGCTTAACGCCCCAATCTCTCGATTTATGGTGCTGGGCTGTATCCCCTGCTCTATCCTGGACACACGTAGCTCGGTGAGCATCGTTGTATTAAGTTTATGCACGCACGGGTCATCCATTGCCTCACTCAAGCGCAGCAATTTAAGGCGCGTGTTATGCCCTGACTTCATTAGCTGGCCGTGGTATTTCCACCACAAGTCAATAAGCACTGACAGCGGACGGCGATCAATAGAGTTTCCTTTCCACTCATTGTTATGCTGTTGCGCCAGCACCCACCGCTCATATAAAACTGCATCCGATTTCGTTTTAAATTTTTTACGAATGCGTTTGCCTTTACGCCCCTCCGGGCGTATGTCAAGAAGATACCCTCCCGGAATTGATTTTATGCTCATTCGTGAAACCCCAGCGTTACAAGACCACCATGCCCCCAGCGCTCCATGATTAGCCGGGCTGTGTGCCAGTCTTGCGGGGTTTTTGAGAAGGCGATGTGCTTTTTGGCCCATCAGGGGAGAGAGACGGACTGATCTGCCCAGCAGCCTCATTTGTTTTTCCCGTCATAAGCCAATTCATGTACTTAAAAAAGCGAGGGTGATTAACAATCTTGATAAGCACTTCGCCCCCTATGTTTTCAATCCGCCCCGTTTCATAACGACGCAAAGTGCCGATAGGCACATCAATCAGGCCGCAAAATTCTTCGCGCGTTAAATCCTCTGATTCACGAATCACTCTAATTTTTTCACCGATAAGCATTGACAGTGTTCCTATAAGTACACTAAGCTTGCGCACAAGGTGTACTTATAAGTACACCAAGTCACAAACAACCACAGATAGCGCAGGTTATCACACATGGCAAAAGTCCTGAACACACACGAACAGGCAGACTTTGAGCGTTTAGCAGCGTTCTATCCCTACCGCGATGAGCATGGGTTACCAGTACTTGAAGAAAGCCTGAAAGATTACGCAAAGCGTACCAACCAAGCTGTTAACACAGTGAAAAGACAGGCTGACAGAGGTTCAATTCCCATCAACCAGGATGAAAAGAACTCAAGACGCACAGTAAATCTCTTCGCTCTTTTCCTGAAAACAATCAGGAGCACAGAAAAATACGTGCAGATGACAAAATAACGAGGTGTCATTTTATGCTGAAGCAACGCCGTAATTTTCGTACCGGAACAGAACGCCACGCTAACCGTTTCACTACCAGTGCATCACGCAGCAACTCTCGCTACAGCCTGAGCGAAACACACGCAACGCCAGATGGCCATACAGTAAAACAAATTGGCGAACACACCTGGCTGATTGAAAAAGCTGGAATCGTGGTTCACAGATGCCAACGCAACCC